TAATAAACCGAACGAAAGCAAATTGACCGCATGGCAATGGATCTATACGTCGATCATGCACAAATATTTGTGGGGCAACTGGTACACGTTTTTAGAGAAAAAAAACTATCAGAATCAGGCATTATTTCCGCTCTTACCCGACAGGACATGGATTGACAAGGATCGGCCGGATAGATATATCACACATTATGGTAATGGACAGCAGACATATATACCAAGCGAAAATATGCTTCACATACCGCACATAAGCATGGATGGGATCACGGGTAAGGGGATTATACACTACGCCCGTGAATCGCTTGGGATTGCCAAAGCACAGGACGAGTTTGCGGCGAGCTTTTTCGGCAAGGGAACGAAGGCGGGCGGATTTATCGAGCATGAACAGAAAATGGACGAAACGGTCCGCAAAGGCCTTCAGGCTGATTTTAATGACAAATATGGAGCGCTCGGGGAAAGTTGGAAAGCTATTTTTCTATCGGGCGGGGCCAAGTTTACCCCCAATGCAATAGATGCGGTCAAGGCGCAGGCTCTTGAATCACGGCAATTCTCGATTGTCGAAGTGGCTCGATGGACGAACCTCCCCCCGCATATCCTACGAGAATTAAGCCGGGCGACGTTCAGTAATATCGAGCACCAGGGAATTGAGCTCGTTATATATTCACTCTTGCCAATCACGACACAGATTGAAGCGGCAATGAACGTCAGTCTGCTTGATGAAGCCGAGAGAAAAACGCATTTCATAAAGTTTGATTTAAAGGGTCTACTTCGTGGGGATGTCGCGGCACGAACGGCCTTCTATAATGCAATGCTTGACCGTGGCGTATTCAATGCGGATATGGTGCTTGCTCTTGAAGATATGAATCCACAACCAAATGGACTTGGTAAGATTTATATGCTGCCACTGAACATGATTAACAAAGAGCGGGCTGTTACTGAAGAGTCCCCGACATTCGAAGAGGAAATACAAGCAGAACGGATACGGGGAGGGCTTGAAATCAAGCGCGAATTTGAAATAGAGCGACGCGCAAGGCAACTCGTACAGCAGAGGACAGCAGCCCTACGGCGCAAGATTACTATTGCCTATAAAATGAAGTTTGAGGCTTATGGCAAGAAGATTGTTACCGCCGAAGTCAAAGCGATTCGTAAAGCGATCAAGGAAATGCTCGGCGAAAAAAACGCAACAGAATTGCAGGTCTGGATGGAGGGCTTTTATCCTACATTTTCAGAGCAGGTCGATATGGCGTCGGCTCCCCTCCTGACATCTTATGCTGATGCTATTCAACCCATTGCCCTGCAGGAGATCGGGAGCGAGGTCGATGTCAGCGTACAATATAATCGGTTTACGGCTGACTATCGAGAATCGTTTGTAAAGCGACACGTTGATGGTTCGCAGGGACAGCTCTGGAAAGTTATCAAGGAAGCCGAGGAACAGCAGCTTGATGTGGTCGAAGCTCTTGAAATGCGCCTAGGCGAATGGGAAGAGAAACGACCCGGGAAGATAGCCGACCGGGAATCGATACGGGCTGAGAATGCCTTTACGCGCTCGGTATTCGCGCTCGCGGGAATCACACAATTAATATCTGTGTCCGGAGGCAAGCCCTGCCCCTATTGCGAAGAGCTCAACGGTAAGGTTGTCGGAATAGAACAACCTTTCTTGAGTGCGGGCGATTTTCAGCCGGAAGGAGCCGATGAACCGCTCAATATAACAAGCAATCATTTTCATCCTCCATATCACGATGGATGTGAATGTGGAATTATGGCTGTAGTAGGTTAAATCACTTTAGGAGAAATAAAATGCCAATGCCCAAACCAAAAGATGGAGAGACAAAAAAGGATTTTCTCAGTCGATGTATGGCAAATGAAATAATGAATAACGATTATCCAGATAAGGATCAGAGATTTGCAGTTTGTAACTCGCTTTGGGATAAAGAAAAAGAGGAAAGTTATTTGGAACCAGAGCGTCGATATTTCCCGATTACCGAAATCAGAGCACTTGAAGAGGATAGCAAGCTTATTATCGAGGGCTATCCGATTATATACGAGCAGTATGCGGAAATCTGGGGCTTCAAAGAGATTATTCGAAAGGGCGCTGCTACTAATGCACTCAAACGGTCTAATGAACTCGTTTTATGGGATCACGATAGCGGACAGCCAATGGCAGCAAAAAAGAATGGGACATTGGAAGCGAAAGAGGACGAGAAGGGTGTATTTATCCGGGCCGATGTATCTAAAACCGTATGGGGTCGTCAGGGACACGAGGCTATCAAGAACGGTATCATCGACAAGATGTCATTTGCCTTCGATGTAGAAAAAGAAAACTGGTTTCATGAGCAGATCGATGACGACGAAGAAATCGAGATCCGTGAGATTCTTGAGTTTTTAACATTGTATGATTATTCGCCGGTGAGTTATCCGGCATATGAGGATACAACCGTACAAGCTCGATGTAAAGAATTGGCATTTCGGAACAAGCCGAAGCCGGAGGCGTCCGGTGAGGCAAGCGCGGCGGTGCTAAAAGTTCGCCAGGATACCAAAGATAACCTTGAGCAGATACGGAAATCAAATAAACGAGGTAACGAAAATGGTTGATATTTTAAAACTAATGCGTGAGAAGGACGAGCTCCTGGCGAAGCGTCAAGAAATGCTTGACGGTATCGTTGCCGAGAACCGTGAATATACAGACACGGAACTAAAAGAGGTAGAAGATTCGCAGGCTCGCGTTGCGGACTATGATCGAAAGATCAAAGAGGCACAGGATATCCAGAACCAGAGAGTGCAGAGTACCCCGGAGCAGGCTCTCCAGGCAGCGCAGGCACCGCAGGGCGATCCTGCCCCTGAAGGCTTCCGTAGCTTCGGTGATTTTCTCCAGGCTGTTCGATTCAATCCCGCACATTCGGCTCTGCAATTCCGCGAGAGAGTGATCGATAGCGAGAAGCGAGTGATGTCAATGGGCGTGGGCGCAGCAGGCGGATTCATCGTTCCCGAGCAGTTTTCACAAACTATGCTTCAGATTGACGTAGCATCTGCGATTTTCCGGCCTCGTGCAAACGTAATTCCTGCCGGTGATCCGCCTGATGCAGCAATTACAATGCCTGCACTCGATCAGTCGGGAGCAAGAGGGATTTATTCCGGTGTGACCGTGAATTGGATTGCCGAAGGTGGAGATAAATCAGTAACTGAGCCCGCATTGCTGGAAGTCAAGCTTGAGCCTCAGGAAGTAGCAGCTCATGTGGTTGTGACAGACAAACTGCTCCGTAACTCAGCAGCGGCCGGAGCGCTGATTTCTTCATTGCTTCGAAAAGCGATTATCGGAGCCGAAGAGGATACTTTCCTCACCGGGACCGGTGTAGGACAACCCCTGGGGATTATTGGTGCCGGTGCATCGATCAACGTCGCGAGGGCAGGTGCCGGAGCGATTGCCTATGCTGATGTCATAGGCATGTATGCATCCTTCATGTTTGGGGGACGGGGAGTATGGATTGTTTCTCAGACGACCCTCCCGCAGTTGATGGCAATGGTCGACGCCGGAAACCATAACGTATGGCAGCCGAATGCCAGAGAAGGCGCTCCCGGAATGTTACTCGGGATGCCATGCATAATCAATGATCAGAGCCCCGTACTAGGAGCACAGGGCGACGTGGTACTAGTTGATCTCAACTATTACCTCATCAAAGATGGATCAGGGATTTCTGTTGATATGTCAGATGGATACTATTTCAAGTCCAACCGAACAATCATCAAAGCCTGGTGGAACGTTGACGGACAGCCCTGGATGACCACGCCGCTAACGCAGCGTGATGGCGTATCACTTGTCAGTCCGTTTATTGTATTACTGTAACAAATCAAGAGAGGGCTTTAATGTCCCTCTCTTGTATTAAAACATAAGGAGAGAAGTATGAACAAGCTTTTAAGCGAAATATTGAAGATTGATACTGCCATAACCTCGCAGGCATTGGCTGCCATTGGCACAAGCCCTTATTACAACATGAAAAAGTGTCGTAAGGCATTGTTTGTCGCAGAGGTCGGAGCAATGGCAGCTGGTGTTACATCTGTCTTGGCAGCATGGGAAGCCCGGGATGCAGCAGCAACCGGAGCGCAGGCAATAGCAGCGATTACAGCTACAATCACAGCGAATACGAAGGTGGCAGAGGCGACATTGA